TACAAATCATAGTATGGTTGACAATGAACGAAATCAAAAGTTATTACTTGATCCTTAAAATTACCCAAAGTAATAAGTTGTAATCCACCACACAAAGTGATTGCATTATTCGTTTTCAATCCAGTTTTACCGGAACCCATCTGATCATAGTCCTTTTCACTACCGGTGAATTCCACCAAATCTAAATTATTTTTTATAATTTGTACCATTGTATGCATTTTAATATTGTCTTTGGCCCAAAAATCATAGTCTTTCGGTTTTTCATTGTGGAATAAAGATGATATTGCACCACCGGACAGGTAACAGTTATGGATAAACTGATCTCCTAATTCAGAATCCATTTCTAGTATTTTTCCAGACACTGCTTTTTTTACAGTTTGTTTGAGATCCTTACACTCAAGTTCAAATGTATGATTAAACGACAGCAAGTTAAATTTTTCAATATTGCTCATGTTAAATTTCTATAAGTATAAATACTATTATCATTAATACTAATATGGAGAAACAAATGGAAAAGATTGTTCAAAAGATAATCGGATTTTTTGTTAGTGCAAAACAAACTAATCTGGACTTATTCTTGTCAAGTAAAAATGTCCAATCACCAGCAGAAGTGGATTATTGGACACGTGAGTACGAACGTAGAACTCAATTCAACACTTTCTAATCTCTTAGGAATCTGGCTCCAACTTCAGCATAATGTTCTGCTACACTTAGAGCCTCACCGTACACCTTGAATTTGGTAGAATGGGTCCAAGTATCACCTGAATAAAAATTCACGGTATACTCTGTACCCTCTCGGATGACTTCACTCTTTTTACCATTATAGTCATATACTGCCATTAAGTTACCATCTTTCATAATATCTCCTTTAATTTTAAGCAATCATTCCGATAAACCGATTCAATATGATTCGGTTGTTTTTCCGTGATGTATTGTGTTTGGTGAATTGTGATGCAATAGAACGTAACGATGCATCTTCATCAACAACAAATTCTGAACTTTCATCGAATGACTCAACCCTCAACAAATAATACTCATCATATCCAGCATCTTCAATGATTTTGTAATTGTTTTTACGAAATTCAATTTTTGATTTTTCAGTATAATCTATCAATACATTACTTTCTAGAAGTTTATCTCTGTGAATACTTTGAAATGCACTGGAAAATTCTCTCATGCTACAGATATAAAACCCTACGACATTAGAATTGGTCCGTTTCTTTAAAAGTGTGGTATATGCTGATGTGTGTGTACGAGCTGAACTAAGTACAGGAATTTGCACTTCATATTTTGTAACATTGTCCCGAATCACTAATTTACCAGACGATATATTAATTCTATTAGCTGAGAAATCATTAGGTGAAACTCCACTAATTCTATTAAGATTTCTAGATCCTTCTCCATCAGTCAAGAATACAGTATTCACAACTTGTAAATTATATTTCTTTTGAAATTCAGGAACAATAGTCATAGCAGAAACAACCGCTTCATTTAATGGTGTACCACCAAGAACAAACCAATCTGGAATAGCGTATTTGGAATTTATTCTATCTAAAAGAAAACCGGCCGCAAGGACAAATTCTGTAGAAGACATCCTACTTGACAACACATTCAGTAATTGGAAATTATCCAATACTTTGTCATCTTTCTTGTAATTATACTTATGCCTGGATTGGCCAGGAAAATATTCTGTAGCAAACGCATATACTTCATATGGTATATTCACTTTCTTACAAAACATAACCAAACTCATCAGTTGCCTGATGGTTGCTGTCATATGACTGGCCATTGATCCTGACCAATCAATATACATGATAAGCCCATGTGATTTACCATTTGGTACAACCGACACCTTCTTGAAAATGTCTTCCGAGAATTTATATGAGAATAATTTATTCATATTCAATTCACCGGTCTTGGACACAGTAGCACGTTTTAATTGGTCCGCATTTTTGCGAAGTTCAAATTCTTTCACAAGATAAGATACAATATTTTTTGTATCTTGTCTAAATTTGTTATATTCAATTTTGTTTTGTTCTACAGCCAAATTATATAATTGCGGATTGCATGAACCATAGTCGTGTTTGAATTTATCCCACAATAATTTGTGATCGACAATTATATTGTCCAGTACCATTTCTGGTATATTGCAATAATGATAAATGTCACCATTATCTTTTGAAAACAACCGATTCTCATTTTTACGGAATGCCTCATCAGTTTTGGAAACTAAGTCATCATTTTCTTTATCCATAACAACTTTTTCTTCAGATGAAGGCTGTTTTTTATTTTTTCCTGAACTAGAACCACCTCCTTCTTCAGATTTTTTATTGGAGGTATTGGAATTTTCTTTTTCTTGTTCAGAATTGGATATTGGGGTGCCTTTTTGTTTGCTTTTAGTGTCGGATTCTTCAGGAGAAGAAAATTCCTCAGCATTAGAATCTGATTCCTCAGTGTTTTCTGAAGGTTCTTCACTATCATCAACTAAAAATCTACGGTTTCGTCTTTCGATTTCTTTTTCCAACTTTATATAATCAGCAACTTTGTGATAAACCACACAAACATCTTCAAAAGTTTGTGTTGATTCGATCTCATTTACAAGTTCCAACTCAAAACCTTCAAATTTGATGCCAGATAATGTACCACATTTGCAGTAAAGGTTCACTTTGTCAATGAAATACAACTCATTGAGGTCTTTTCCATTTGTTCCAAAGAAGTCTTGGTCCAACAATTCACGATATGCTTTGATGAAAGAGTGCCGGAGACCAGGAAATTTGTTTTTGATCTTGCGTTCAATGCGTGAGTCTTCTAAAACATTCAACAAAGACATTGAAAAATTCTTATCATTAGCATCTATTAGACCTTCAATAGGTGTATAGAGTGCATGACCAACTTCATGACCAATAAAAAGGTCATATTGTTGACTTGTAATTTCTTTGTTTAGAATTGGAATTGTGAGAATACGATTTTTCACATCAAAGGAAGCAGTTTCTACTTTCCGTTGTTCGATATGGAGATTCTCGGTAGCCATCAGTTTGGCTAAAATTGATTTGGTTTGAACTAATTCCATGATTTTCCAATAGTTATATGTGTATTATACACTATGTAACAAATTTAGTCAAGTATTATTTGTTTTTGACAGTGACAAATTGCTGATATAAATTAGTCCATCTTCTCGGACATCAAGTTTCAGTACGTCACCTTCTTTCCAGCCTAGTTCCTGGATCATTTCTGGTGGGAAAGTCAGTATTCCGTCTCCAGAACCATCTTCTGCATCTTCAATTGTAGCCTCGAATTGCGTTTGTGTCATTTTCTTCTTTCAGTTTATGATATTTTTCTAAATCCTGCTCAAATTGACTGGATATAGCCCATCGGCGAATAGCTTGGTCGAGTTCCTGCCATTCGTAGATGGGCTTTTTATTGTCCTGGTCTAAATTTTGCGTCATATCAATGTTCTCCGTTTAAAAAATGCGACAAATTGCGTTTATGCTTCTCTTTTCGAGCAAAATTTACGACGGGCTTGTGTTTTTGCACAGGCTTTATCGGTGTCCGGCAATGCGGACGTTGTAATTTTATAACAATTTTTGTATTATTCATTTCAGCGCCTCATACTTGAAATATCTTTTGCTTGTTCATCAGTAAAAACCGGTACGGCATTCGATTTGTGCATTGTGGCTATGCCTTTCATGCTAGAACCAGTGTAAACTTTAGGTTCTGCTTTGGTTGGTGCAACTAAACCGGTATCTAATGATTGGATTTTTCTGGTTTCACGGACGTACACGCCAGTGACCACTGGTGAAATTGGTTTCACCTGTTTGGATTTAGTCCTGGAGAAATTTGTAGACATGGATTGAATGGATTTCATCCATGCGTCATGTTCAGCCTGTACCGTCTTTGGAACTTTACGTGGCTTTGACTTGCGGGTGTAGGTGTGAATCATCATACAAAAATCTCCTAACGAATAGTTATATTATATTCGCTTTTGAGATATATGTCAAGTATGTGTTGTGTGGAAACAACAGTTAGATTCTAAACTTTTGGGTTCTGCTTTCGTACCGAGATTCTAACCCATAGGTATCATAATCCTCGTGATACTTTTCCTTACGTTTATCTTTTTTGCGATTTTGTTGCTTTCGGTTATAATAATCGCTTTTATAACCATATTCTTCGGTGTAGTCACTATCTTTACGAAACTTGCCAACAAATTTTGACACTTGAAACTCCGTATTATGTTAGAAGGGTTGGGAAATAGTCTTTAAGAAATTTGGCATTTAGACCAGGAACGCCAAGGTCCTTATTGAAAATACCCATGACAACTTCGGCTTCTCTTGGCTCTAGGTTTTGTAGGTATTCAACAAGTAATTGAATTCTTTTCTTGTCGGTTAGTTTATCTGCTGTTGGATTGCCCTTGGAAAACATATACAACTTACGTATTTCTGTTGAAAGCTGTGCGTAACTCATTCCTGCTGGAATTTCTTTAGGGCTATAGTTCTCTGGTAATTCTTTGATGTACCAATCGATATTTTGGTTGAATGCTAATTGCAATACGCCGGCCAATACAGAGTTCATGTTGTTTGCTAAAACTTGAGCTTTGTCTTTTTTACCTTTGGCGGCCTCAAACTCATCAAACACTTCATATATATTTTTCATTAGAAATCCTCAATCACGTCCATTAAATTTTTTAGTTTATACTGAATGAAATAGTTAAACATCGTTTGCTTTGATGCTGGTTTAAAATCATTATAGGTATTTATGATTTTGCTTTTGATATCACCCGGAATCAATTCCAAATCAATCAATGTTTGGTTACGAGAGAATCCAGTTCTGGCCTTGTCGTCTGTCCAATCACCATATTCTATACTGAGTAAATGTTGTAATTTGTTTTTACTGATTGGAGTCTGTCGTGTTTCTGTCACAAAACAATCAGATGCTGACAGTATGTTTGGAATGCCATCTCCCTTGTCACCCTTGATAATCTTCTCTTTCAGGTCAAGTAAAGGATTGTCCGACACAATATATTTCTTTTGTGCAGGATTATACTGTTTGACCTTGTGAGATATGTGTTCAGAACTGTTAAACTTCTGTAACTGTAAGAAGTCACCATCACTTGATAGTATTAGTATACTTTCATCCTTGATTTTGTGTGGCACCAGAGTACCAATGATATCATCAGCTTCTGCTCCATCAACATCAATAACTTTGTAAGGGAAATTATCTTTAAGTTCTTGTTTGAATATGGCCAGCATGTCGAAGATCAAGTGCCAATCCAATGATGACTTTTCTCTGGCCTTTTTACGACCAGCCTTGTAGTAAGGAAAGAACTCCTTACGCCAATATTTTCGGTTGTCACAACATAGTACGATTTCACCATACTCGTTGCGGAAGTTCTTTAGGTGCATCCTGAGGATATTCAATACCATATGACGAATCAGTGATTCTTCCAACTTCACCTTCTTGTCATTCGAGATTTGAGCCATAAGTCCGGCAAGTAAGACTTGGTTCAGGTCAACTAAAATCATTATAAACTTTCAATTAAGAAAACTACAGTATATCACATGGATTTCAGTTTGTCAAACAAATCATCGGCAAATTTGCCAGATGTAGTAGTTTTTCTACAAACCATACCAAACCAATTCTGAGGAATTAATGTGGAAATATACTCCAATGGATTTAACAATATTGCTTCCCATCTATCCAAATCTTTCGGTCCATTTTCTTCGTCCGTTTTGAATAATATGATGTGATAACTGTCACCGATTTCGGAGCCACCTAGTTTTTCTCCCGGATCTAAGAGTGATTTCGTTTCAATATGTATTTCATTTTCTTCTTCACCAGGCACAAAGAAAATAGCATCATGGTTTGAACCATCAAGTTCTTTTAAAAATTCTAACACTGTAATCCTTTAATATGTGACTTTCTCACTCTAACCATAATCCATGTGTTGTAGTAATTGTCACTTTCTAAAACACCTTTTGTGAATTGTTCTTTGGCCTCAAGATATCCACATTCACCCTTTGATTTACATAGGTGTATAATATGTCTTGCGAACATATGTTCTCCGTGTTTGGCTATTTCCTTTTTCAATTCTTCGTTGGAACCAAAGTAGGTCTTCCAATCACTAAACACTTTTATTTTCTTTTTCTTACCTTTGACCTGTTTGGTCTTAGATGAGTAAAAGAATTTTTTACCTATGTATTTTTTACCATTTGGATCGGTGATCTGATAGACAAATCCATAATTATCACCAATCATATCTTCAGTAAATATTTCGTCTTTATATAACCATGTTGTTAGTTGTTCCATTCTTCTTCATTTTCAGAGTCATCATCCTCTATATAGCTGTGCTCTGATAATTCTTCAATTGGCTCTCCACAGAATGGACAATGTTCTGGATATTCTTGTGATACCAATTCTTCTTCGAATTGAACATCATATGATGATTCACAATTTAGACATTCTGCTGTTATTGTTCTTGTTGTCATTTTGTCTCCTTAGTTAGCCCAAACGTCACTCCAATCACCAGACAATGCACCCTTTGCATAGTCAGTTGCACGGTTCTCAAAGAAGTTTGTATGAGTAGGTGCATTAATCATTTCTTCAACCCAAGGCAAAGGATTCTTTTTAACTTTAAAGATACCTTTCATGCCTAGGCCAATCAAACGGCGATCAGCGATATACCGTATATATCTTTTCACATCTTCTTTGGTTAGATTTTCTGCTTCATTCAAACCAAATGACAAATCGATAAACTTATCTTCAAGTGAAACCATATTTTCTGCAATGGTGTAAATACTACTCTTTAGTTCATCATTCCAGATTTCTGGATTTTCATTGATGTATGTTTTGAATAGTTTCAACATATTCTCGGTGTGCATTGTCTCATCGACAATAGACCAAGTAACGATTTGGCCCATACCTTTCATTTTACCATGTCGAGGAAAATTCAACAACATAATAAATGATGAGAATAGTTGCATACCTTCCGTGAAAGCAGAGAATGTTGCAATATGTCTTGCGGTGTTTTCCTTTGATGAATTTTGTAAAGAGATATCCATAACATATTCATGCTTCTCTTTCATTTGTTCATATTCCATGAATTCATTATATGTTGTTTCCGGAAGACCAAGTGTTTCAATCAAATGTGAATATGCCGCAATATGTAATGCTTCCCTAGCGGCAAAGCCAGATAACATCATACGTATTTCCGGTTGTGGGAAATATGGAAGATAGTTTTTAACATAACCACCAGCAACGTCAATATCACCTTGAGTGAAGAAACGGAAGATGTGGGTTAGGAATTGTTTTTCCTCTTTTGTGAGTTTTTTCTTCCAATCCTTAACATCTTCCATCATTGGTACTTCAGTATGAAGCCAATGTGACTGTTCATGTTTCAACCAAGCATCATAAGCCCAAGGATAACTGAATGGTTTAAAGTATGTACGTTCATCCGTCAGTTTTAAATCGTTGGCTTTTTTGATCATGTTGTTGCCCATTCCTTTAGTTGTTTTGAATCTTTTAGACCTACCATCCTTTTGAGTACAGTACCATCTTCTACCATAACTAAAGTTGGAACAGAACGTATACCATACTCTATTGCAACATCAGATAATACATCTATGTCGACCACTTCAATAGGCAATCCCAAATCAACTGATTCTAGATTTTTAGCCAGAGTTTTACATGGCTGGCACCATGATGCAGTAAATCTTATAATCTTTTTCATTTTAACCCTCACATGCGATACAATCATTGCCTTGAGCAATTTGTGTCATATCTAGTTCTTTAATAACTTCTCTTTCAATTCTCTTTGACACTTTATCTGCTTTAGCCAGTTTTTCGCTACGGCAGTAATATAGTGTCTTGAGGCCTTTTTTCCATGCCATAAAATGAATAGCATGTAAATATTTAATGTGTGCATCAGGACGGAAGAACAGATTCAAAGACTGTGCTTGATCTATGTACTGTTGACGATCTGCCGCTAGGTCAATGACCCAACGTTGATCGATTTCCATAGAAGTCTTGAAAATTGCTTTTTCATCATCAGACAACCATTCGAAATGTTGTACTGAACCATCATTTGCAATCACACTACTCCAAACTTCATCGGCCCATCCATCTGCATGTTTCTCTGCATGTTTTTGGATAATTTTGTCCAAGTACTTGTTCTTGTTTAGTGATGCGCCTGATAAAGTGTCTTGACGATATGCGTTAGCACGATAAGGTTCAATACTAGGGCTAGTATTTCCCATAATGATAGACGAAGAAGCATTTGGAGCAATAGCCATAAGATGACTGAAACGTTGACCAGTGCCGTCAGCATCCGGAGCTTCACCACGTTCTTTTCCCAAAAGGAGGTTCGCCTCATCTAAACCCTTTCTAATGTGTTTGAACATTTGATTGTTCACTACTTTAGCCATTACACTTTCAAATGCAATATTGTTACTTTGCAGATAAGCATGAAAGCCTAGAGAACCGATACCAATAGAACGTTCACGCATTGCGGAATATTTTGCTCGTTTGATAGAGTTCGGTGCTTTGTCAATAAAATATTGCAAAACATTATCAAGCATTTCAGCAACATCTTTTAGGAACAATTTATCATTTTTCCATTCATCATAATATTCCAAATTCAAAGAAGATAGACAACATACTGCTGTGCGTTTCTTATCTGTTGGTAGAATAATTTCAGAACAAAGATTGGATTGATGTACCTTTAGTCCTTTATCTTTCAGGAATTGAGGTAGTAGTCTGTTGCTGGTATCGATAAAGTGAATGTAAGGTTCACCTGTGTGCATACGCATTTCGATTAGCTGTTGCCATAGGTGTTTAGCAGATACAACTTCACGTACTTCACCTGTATGTGGATCTTTTAATATCCAATCATCGTTAGCATTTGGGTCCAACATACATTTTTCAATTATATGCATGAAGTCATCAGTAATGTTAACACCGTGGTGAAGATTCAAACAACGGACATTTGGATCACCAGTAGGTTTCCTCATCTCAAGGAAGGGAATAATATCTGGATGGCTAATATCAAGATAGGCAGCATAAGACCCACGGCGAGTGCGACCTTGACGATACGCCAAACTAGATGCATCGTAAATTTTGAGGTGCGGCATAACGCCAGTAGATTTATCATCCGCCGAACGAATACCAAAACCAATCCCAACACCGCCACCAAGCATAGACAGCCAATTAGTTTCTGAAAGATTATCAACTAAGCCCTCCGCAGTATCTTCGATAAAGTTGAGAAAACAGGATATGGGCATACCACGTTTTGATCTACCAAATGAAAGTATTGGTGTAGAGTAGGATAACCAATGTTTGCTGGCATAACCGTAAAGTCTTTGTGCGTGTTCATCGTTCGTAGAAAATGTTTTTGATACGAATGCAAACCTTTCTTGTGGTGAGTTTTCATCCTCTCGCATATATGACTCTTTAAGTCTTTTAATTCCAAGTTCATCAAACAGTTTATCCTTCTCAAGGTCTATTTTTATACCCATATAGTCCATATTGACCCTTTATTATTATTTTACAAATTGTTCTAAGGATGGTGGTGTCCAACCTTCAGGTTTTAACACTTTACCATCCACCCTTTTTGTCACCTTTCCAGTTTCTGGATTTATTTTGGCCAGATTGCTTCTTGCAACTTCTGCCCAAGCACCATCGACATTATATCCTTTCATATAACAAAAACCTAAGATAACCCAAATCATGTCCATACACGCATCCAACTGCTCGACTTCATCGTGCTTGTTGAGTGCGGTAAGGTATTCGTTATATTCTTCTACAATTAGATTTCTATACAATGAGGCATTTGCTTCTGATTTTTCTTGGTCACACGCTTCAATAAATTTTGTAACGTCTTTATACATTAATGAATTCCTTAATCATTGGAAATATTGATTCAAGTACATCAGCACAAGCTAATGCAACTTCACGATGTTCTTTTTGTGTTCCGTTTGCAGACCGGAGCTGTATATAGTGAACCCAAGAACGAAGGGTCCCAGCCATATACATTCGAGATTTTGTCATACCTTCAGGTAAAACGGCACGGGCTTGTTCCTTAGCAATACCTTTGGTGAGTGCTTCTGTATAAGTTTCGGATACAATCTCTTGAATGAATTTTTGTTTTGCGTCCCACCAAGCATTTAATTCAGCATCATTGGCCTCAATACTGTTTTGGCGGTTCTTGGTGTCTTGTAAACGTGCATCCCTCAACTCAAAACCAAGTTGTGATGCATCAGCATATCTCTGGCTAAATTCTTGAAAGGAGAACGACCGGTGACGTAGAATCTGTCTGGCAATATCTCTCGTGGTTTCAATCTCCAATGTAATGGACACCATTTCTAGTGGAGACCAATGTTGATTCTTAATCAAATAACGAACTAACTTTTCAGCCGTTTCACTATTATTTTGATTAGCAGGATTAGACACCCTTGCGGCATATGCTACTTGTTCCAATAAGTTTTTACCGTCTACACCTTGTGAGTAACTAATTAAATTTACTTTCATACTTTCTTCCAGTTAACAAATTCCATTTTAGCACGTAAATTGATAAATGTGTGCTTTTCCATTATATCACAAATTTCTTCAATGTCAAATCCAGATAAAACCATTTCATTAACATCTTTTTCTTCGATCATTTCTGGCCACACAACCACATTAAAGTGATTATCGATTGCATGTTCCATCAGATCCATAATTTCTTTGTTGCGAGGCTCATTATCAAATACTAGAACAAGTTTGGACTTATCTAGGTATTCTGAGGCAGATTCCAAAGAGGAACCTGCAACTCCAATCGCATTAGTGACAAACATCGAATCGATAGGTCCTTCAAATACATATATCTTTTCTTCAAGGTTCAATTTGTTGTAACCATACATGCGAGGAACATCGTCCAACAGTTTAATTGAGATATATCGTATCTTCGACTCACCCAATGCTCTGCCTTGAAATCCAGTTAGATTTCCTTCTTTATCGTGGAATGGGATTATTAGGCGCCGATCACCAGATTTGAGACCTTCTTTCTCAATACCAAAAGATTCAACATATTCTTTGAAATCTTCGGCATAGTATAGATTAGTCCAGTGTGAATGTGGTATTTTTCGACCAATCACATATTGTTTTGCAAAGTGTTCTTCTGATAGTGATTCAATTGATGGTAGTTCCAGTTTCTTATCAAATACTGGTTTAATTTTGGCTTCTTCAAATGTTGGTTCAGAGGAATTGTAATTGGCATTCTCTTTGAACCTTTCTAAGCGATATGATTCTACTTTAGATTCGTCAACGTGTTTCAGGAAATTAAGGAAAGACATGCCGGCACCGCAGTTATGACACATGAAGAAATAATCATTCTTCTTGCGGTAAATATAACCACGGCTTTTAGATTTGTTTTTTTGGGAATCTCCGCAGATTGGGCATCTGAAGTTATAGAGGTCATCTTTTTTCTTAGCGAACCTCTGAAGTTGCGAAGATATTTGAAACAGAAAGTTTCGATCAACGAATACGGACATAACAAAAGTATATAATTAATTTAACAGTTTTGTTAGTGTATCAGATTTAATATGAGAAATCAACCATGCCAGCACAACTATACCGCCGGCGGCCATCCACTTCCATTCAAGAATTTTTCGGATTTCAGCATCCTCTCTCTTGTTATGTTCAGTAATGGTGTTCTTTAACTGACGTATTTCATCCATAATTCTACGTTCAGTTAGTTCCACTTTATCGGACAACTCACGACTAATTGTGGTAATCCTTGAGTGTAACTCTTTTACGTCTTGATCTTTCTCTTGTTCTTTTTTTTGCATTTCATCGTAGATTTGATTAGTGATTTTTTCTTGGTTATCAATCAGTCTATCAATCACTTTATCCATCTTATCGCAAAGACGAGCCATTACATCAACTTGGGTTTTTAGAACTCCAACATCAACTCTAATATCCAATAACTCGTCTTTATCTGCCATTTTTTTATTTCTTTGCTGGTGGCAACTCTGTGCCTTCTAATTTCTTGTGAACTTTCATTGTCTTACAATTCTGTTTCACGTTTCCTTTGGCATCCTTAACTGGCTGGCCTTTGGCATCTTTAACATCCACACAAACTTTAGTAGTTTCACCTTCTGCATATACAGAAGTAACACCAAGTGTTGCAATAGCGATAATAATGGAACAAATCAATGATTTCATATTTAGTCCTTTTTAAATTAATGGTTGTGGTGCTGGTGGTGGTGCTAATTTACCACCGAAACCCGTGACAACTTGTGGTGCAGATCCATACATATCAAATGCAGGTTCTTGTCTCATAACTGTAGGCATTCCTCCCATCATACCCATAGATGTTTGCATCATAGGTCTTTGCATTTGTGTTGGAATGGTTGGTGTCTTAGCAGATTCGAAGTTTGCCTGTGCTTGTTTCTGTGCCGCTAAGAAAGCATCTTGATCTTCTTTCTTGGAACCAGCTAACATGATACCAGACAGAGTACCAGTTAAGAATGTTGCAATAGGAACAATCAACTCAAAGAACTTTTGGTCAATTGGTGAAATAGCATTCAATGGCTGTGTCACAAAGATGAGAGAGTAAAGCACAACAAAGACAATACCTGTTAATGTTAGAGCAAGACATACACCGATGAAGAATTTCAAACGAGCCATCAACTGGTCGTCTGTATAGATTAATGGTTTATTTTCCACAGCCGACTCCTTTTGACTGCTGAGGTTGAACATTTGTTTGAGAAATCCCATCTTGAGGTCCTAATCTAGGGTCACGTTGTCCTTTGAAAATGTGTTCGGGACAAGTACGTGTCACATCACATAAAGGCATTTTACAAATATCCTTATCCCAATTCTTTGGGTCTTGGCAAGGATAACGAAATCTATCACCACCACAAAATGCTAATGCTAGAGGTAGTAGTAATAATAGAATCAACAATCTGAAAAGTTTTGTATCAGCAAGCATTTAAACTCCTAATACATGTAAAGCATGTTCATAGTGTTTGATTCGTTCATCTAAACCAATTGTGCCACCATTGATCTTCTTGGTCAAAGTAAGAATATCACCTTTATCGGCCCATTGATTTAGATTATTGTTTTCCCAGAACCAACAAGCAGATTGTGCGGCTCCTTCAAATGTATGCATATATTCAGCGGCGTCTTCTACAGAAATACCAAGTGAACCAGCAAAGTATGTATAGTTGTCTTTGCCTGTCAACTGAATTAGGCCACGACCTTTGTATTTGAATCCATCTCCAGATTCTTCTGGTCCATTACCCATACGGTTTGCATAGATTCGATTTGCAATTGCTTCTTGCTTATTTGGTTTAGAGCAATATTCATTAGCGAGATCATCTGTTGGAAAATATTTACCAAATAATTTACGTAGTGTTGCTGGTTTATAATTTAAGTTTTCTTCCAGTGCAGTAAAATCGGCTGATTCGTGGGCACATTGAGCTAAGAATGCTGCCATACGTTGTGGTGTATTAATCTCATAATCAGGCAACAACTTAGATAAGGCATCATACCAATGATCCACATATGGATTCTTTGGTAGAAGTTGTTTCAATTGTTCTTTAGTTAAATCTGTCATTTGACACTTTCAAATAATTTCTTCTGTATTTGGTACCATTCAACCATCGCATCATGCTTTACTGCACATTCATAATAAGTTGAATAGTTGACTGATACTGTTTTTGCAACATCACTCAATTTAGATTCATCATTTAACTTTTGTAACTGTGGACACACTTCAAGCAATTTTTGTGGTATCTCAGGAAACTTTGCAGTTACTGGAACTGTTGTAGAACAACCAACTAAAGTTAAAGCAAGTAACAAATATTTCATTTTGGTTGCTCCGCCGCATCATTGATTGCTTTGACAAATTCCTTAGGTATCACACATGAAGCATCATACTTGACAACTTCTCTATCAATATATTTAACCGTTGCGTCAGCCTTTTCCTTGATAACTTGTGTTTTTGTCACTACTTTTTCCACTATTTTCACATTCTGTTCGGCAGATTCAGCTTGAACTTTTTGAATCTTGATTTCCATTTCTTTAACACGGTCATTCCATGCTTCTTCATTATGTATAGCTCCAGCCATAAAAACACCAATTACAATAAGAAAAATAGACCCCAACTGAATTGGAGTCTTGTATATGTAGATTGCTGGAATTGGAATGAATCTGAGTAGATATGTGACAGCGTAACCTAATATTCCTATTAGCAATATTGCATAAAATATCCAATCAGGTAACCATTTCAATATCCACATTTTAATCTCACATCTTAGGTGGGTTTCTCTTTCCTATACCCATAGGTAGTCTAGGATCATTTTTTCTTTTTTTGCGTAAGTCAACACCTGGTTCACCGCCTTTGCCACCTGAACCAGCAATTGCTCCACCACCAACAACATTTGTTGGACCTGCTGATACTGCGCCACCACCCATACCATCTTCTTTGAGTCTTGCGAGACCTTTAGCACGGCGATCCATCATACGTTTTACAATGTCACCATACTCACCTTTGGAGTGTTTTTTAAGTTCTTTTGTTTGTGCTGTGGCGGCTTGTTTATAACGAGATTTTAAATCTTGTGATAACTCATTGATGATATCTTCCGCCACACCTTGCTTTTTAGGTTTAACAATTTTATAAGTTTTCTTATCAATCGTAGCACCAGTCATATCTTCGCCTTCTGCATGTCGACGATCCATTTCTCTTTGTGCTGAATCTAAAT